TTATCCGGTTGGCGCGAGAGGCGCATATGCACCACATGGCGTGGGACGACGATTACATTGAAGGAACTGAACGCTTCGCCGCCCTCGTTGCCGCAGCCGAGCGGGAGAAATGCGCGGAGATATGTGATAACTCGGCAAAATGGTCTGAACTAGCCTATGCGCTTGCCGCCACCATCCGTGCAAGGGGGGAATCTGAGGGGTAAAATACTGCCCCATGAAGATCACTTACGGCCAAGTCGATGCTTCTGATCCGGGGGTCAAGCGGCAACTGAAGGTGCTGCAAAAAGCCTGTCTCCCGGCGGATGACCTTTACTTTCCCGAAGACGGGGTGTGGTGGATGGCGCACCACAAGAGTACCCCCGTAGGATTTAGTTGTTTATCGCCATCACAACAGATGGAGGACGGTATATATCTTGGGCGGTGTGGGGTGTTAGCCGCTTACAGAGGGTACGGAATCCAGCGACAGATGATTCGAATACGAATTCAGTGGGCAAGGCGGCATGGGTATAGATGGGCTGTGTCAGATACAACTGACAATATACCGAGCGCCAACAACCTGATTTCGTGTGGCTTCAGACTCTACACCCCTAAAGTTTTGTACTCGTTCGCACGAGCGTTGTACTGGCGCAAGAGGTTGTAGGGGGATCAATGCCATTCAAGGATGATGCTAAACGACTAGCAATGCAGAAAAAGTATTCCCGTAGATGGTACGAGAAGAACCGTATCGAGGTTATTAAAAAGGCGAAGAAGACAAAAGACAGAGGTAGAGCGGAGTGGATTGCGTACAAGACCAAGCAGCGGTGTAGCCATTGCCGAAAGAAACACCCGGCGATCATTGACTTTCACCATGTGATCAAGGAAGGTAAGCGATCCGTCAACCGTTTAGCCCTCAAGCAAAACAATGTGGCGGAGGCAATAAGAGAGGCGGAAGAGAAGTGTATACCGCTGTGCTCTAACTGCCATCGAATACTACATTGGGACAAAACTAGAAAGATTATGTCAAAAAGGAGAAAGAAGAGTGCAAGTTGAAGATGACATTCTCGATTTAATTCGGGCGCTTCCAGACAGTATTAACGACGCTTCAACCACAACGGAAATGAAGTTTCTTACGGTAGGTAGCGTGTTGTGGGCGTGCCGTGACGAAATTATTTACTTACGCAATGAAGTGGAGCGATTAAAACATGTCCGTTATCGTAAAAAAGGAAAGAAGGTGCACGGAGTGCAAGCGTAAATTTGCAACAGCGGGTGCGTTCCACGCTCACAAATACAGGTTTGGAGAGTGCCGTTCCCTTGAAGCCCTAGCCCTAGCAGGGTTTGTAGAAACATCAAAGGGCTGGAAGCAGATCAGAGTGCAAGAATGAATATCCTGACGATTGATTTTGAAACGTACTACGACAAGGAGTTCTCCTTGTCCAAGATGACCACGGAAGAGTACGTCCGTGACGACAGGTTTGAGGTTATTGGGGTATCGGCTGCGCTAAATGATTCCGCGCCGGAGTGGTTTAGTGGTACGCATAAAGAAGTTTCACAGTGGTTATCACAGTTTGATTGGCCCAACCTGTTTGTTCTTGCTCATAACACGCAGTTCGACGGAGCCATATTATCGTGGCGTTTCGGAATTAAGCCGAAGGGTTGGTTAGATACGCTGTGTATGGCGCGGGCGAAACACGGGGTAGATGCGGGTGGTAGTCTGAAAGCTCTTGCTGAAAGATATGAACTAGGAGTTAAAGGCAATGAAGTGGTTAACGCGCTCGGTAAACGCCGTGCAGATTTTTCTCCTGAAGACCTTTCTAAGTACGCTAATTATTGTGCTAACGATGTTGTGCTTACCTTTGCTCTTTTTAATAGGCTTTGTGAAAGGTTTCCTACGCGAGAACTCCGGGTCATAGACCTGACGCTACGGATGTTCATCGAGCCGACGCTTGAACTGAACCTACCATTGCTGGAATCGCATTTGGAGTCGGTCAAGGAGAAGAAGGCTGCGCTACTGGCGGCTGCGGCAGCAGATCGGGACTCACTGATGAGCAACGATAAGTTTGCAGAGCTTCTGGTCAACCTCGGTGTTGAACCTCCTAAAAAGATCAGCGCACGTACTGGCAAGGAGACTTGGGCGTTCGCAAAGACCGATGAGGCATTTAAAGAACTGCTATCCCACCCAGACCCCAGAATCCAGACTTTAGTGGGGGCTCGACTGGGTACGAAAACCACTCTTGAAGAGACTCGTACACAAAGGTTTATAGATATCGCTTTGCGTGGGGCCCTGCCCGTACCCATCAAATACTACGCCGCCCATACCGGACGGTGGGGTGGAGACGACAAGATCAACCTACAGAACCTACCGTCTCGGGGGAACAACGCCGGTAAGTTGAAGAAGGCTATTCAGGCACCGAAGGGCTACGTGATGATTGACTGTGACTCCTCACAGATCGAAGCCCGTACGGTGGCGTGGCTGTCGGGGCAGCAGGACTTGTTGGATGCCTTTGAGAAGGGCGAAGACGTATACAAGATCATGGCATCCGCTATCTACAACAAAGATGTATCTGAAGTAACCAAGGACGAGCGGTTCGTGGGTAAGACTACGATTCTCGGAGCCGGGTATGGTATGGGTGCTGCCAAGTTCCAGATGCAGTTAAAGACGTTTGGGGTAGATGTCGAGTTGGGGGAGTGCAAGCGCATCATTGATGTCTATAGAAGTACGTACCCGTCCATTCCCGCACTTTGGCGGCAGGGGCAGCGGTGTATCGAGGCTATTCTGACGATCAAGGCTTGTGACTTTGGTGTAGTTGGAGCGGTGCAATTCGACCCCCGCGAGTACGGGTTCTTGCTCCCAAGCGGCCTATGGCAACGCTACGAAGGTTTGAGAAAAGTAACGGATTCGGAGGGGAAGGATCAGTACGAGTACTGGACTCGTAAAGGCGCGACCAAGATCTATGGTGGAAAGGTAGTTGAAAACATATGTCAAGCTGTTGCAAGATGCGTAATCGCTGAGCAAATGATACGCCTTTCAAAGAAGTACCGAGTTGTGCTGACCGTACATGACGCGATTGCCTGTATTGCCCCCGAAGGGGAGGCTGAAGAAGCACAGGCGTATGTTGAAGAATGTATGCGGTGGCGACCGGAATGGGCTGCAACACTGCCACTCAATTGCGAGTCAGGTGTTGGTAAAAGTTACGGGGATTGCTAATGACTATTAAATACAGTTGGTCATACTCGTCGTTGGATTTGTTTACGCAGTGTCCACACAAGTACTACCGTCTCAAGGTCAAGAAAGACATCAAGGAGCCGGTAAGTGACCATCTGGTGTACGGACTAGACGTACACAAAGCCGCCGAGGATTACATCAAGGAAGACAAACCGATACCCGAGAAGTTTGGCTTCATCAAGCCGATGCTCGACAAACTCAAAGCTTACGAAGGAAAGAAGTTGTGTGAGTACCGGATGGGGCTGACTCGCAATCTGGAGCCGTGTGGCTTTTTCGACAAGGGTGTGTGGTGGCGTGGCGTAGCAGACTTGATCATCCTGAACGGTGACTCTGCAAAAATAGTGGACTACAAGACTGGCGGTTCGTCCAAGTATGCAGACACAAAGCAGTTGGAGATCCTTTCGCTGGCAGTGTTCAAGCACTTCCCGCAGGTCAAGCGCGTAAAGGGTGGTCTACTGTTTGTAGTGGCTAACGATTTCATCAAGAGTAATTTTGACGTAGACCAGAGCGATGTCTACTGGCAGCGGTGGCTGACCAACACAGGTCAGTTAGAGAAGGCGTTTGAGTTCGATGTGTGGAACGCTCGCCCCAACTTCACTTGCAAGAAGTGGTGTCCTGTAAAGGACTGCGTGCATAACGGAAGGTAGGTATGCAGTTAGATATCAATACTCCGTTGGGACAAAAAACACTATTAGACGAGCAAAAAGTAGCGGCTTGGTTGAAGCATAAAGGGGTGGACTATGTACAAACCCCAAAAGATGAACCCGCTAAAGTAGACGCCGTTCTTGTAAAAGACGGGGCGCTGTTCGGGGTTGCCGAGACAAAGTGTCGGTACAGTTTATCGTTAGACAAACTACAAACACGATTCAACAACGAGTGGCTAGTTACTGAAGCTAAAATTAAAGACGGTACACAGATTGCAATAGGGTTATGTGTTCCATTTGTGGGGTTTTTGTATCTAGTAGATGACGATACGTTACTGGTAACAAACTTACTAACAACCCCTAGACGGACAGCAGAAACCCAAACCCGTCGTACAGTAAACGGCGGTACAGTAGTGCGACTAAATTCTTATATATCTATGAGTTCTGCCCACATCTACAAAAACATATCTTCAATAGGAGCCCAACATGGCACGTGATTACCGTCGTGAATACGACAACTACCAAGGCAAACCTGAACAGATCAAGAACCGCGCTAAGCGCAACGCTGCTCGCGCCAAGATGCTGAAGGCCGGGCGTGTAACCAAAGGCGACGGTAAAGATGTTGACCACAAGGTACCGCTTAGCAAAGGCGGGTCAACTAACAAGAGTAACTTAAAGGTTACTAGCGTTCACGCTAATCGTTCGTACAAGCGCCAGAAGGACAGGAAGCCTGTCTAATGCAGATAATTGATAACAAAGCGTTGCTTATTAGAGTGCGAGAACCGCAACGCATCACCTCGGTAATCCGTACCGCCAAGCAGTTGAATGACACCGATGTGCTTGTCAGGTGGGGGGTAGAGGAAGCGCAGATCTTAAAGAACCTGCGACTCAAAGACGTTCCGTCCCCCATCATGCGGGACTACGAGTGGTCGGGGTTGCAGAAGCCGTTCAAGCACCAGTACACAACTGCGTCGTTCTTGACCCTGCATCGAAGAGCGTTCTGCTTCAACGAGCAAGGTACGGGCAAGACGGCATCTGCTATCTGGGCGGCTGACTACCTGATGAAGCAGGGGCTTATCCGTCGCGTATTGGTGTTATGCCCTCTGTCAATCATGCAGTCGGCATGGGAGAACGACCTGTTCAAGTTTGCTACGCATCGTACGTGCGCTATCGCGCACAGTTACTCAAAAGAGAAGCGTATCAAAGCAGTAGAGAGCGAAGCCGAGTTTGTGATCGTCAACTACGATGGGTTGGATATCATCAAAGACGCAGTGGTCAAAAATAAATTTGACCTAATCATTATCGATGAAGCCAACGCGTATAAAAACGTATCTACAAAACGGTGGAAGATACTGAACAGCATACTTACACCGGCAACGTGGGTCTGGATGATGACGGGAACTCCCGCAGCGCAGTCCCCCACGGACGCATACGGACTAGCCAAGATCGTGAATCCCGGCGGGGTACCGAAGTTTTTTGGTGCGTTTCGGGATCGGGTGCTGACTAGAATCACGCAGTTCAAGTGGGTGCCCCGTCCGCAGTCTGAACAACTTGTTCACGAAGCCTTGCAACCGGCCATTCGATTCACCAAAGAAGAGTGTCTGGACTTGCCAGAGATGACGTATGTTATGCGCGACATCCCGCTGACTACGCAGCAAAAAACCTACTACGAAGAGATTCGTAAACAGATGTTGACTGTTGCTGCTGGCGAAGAGATCACGGCGGTCAACGCAGCCGCAAGCCTGAACAAGTTGCTCCAGTTATCGTGTGGCGCGGTCTACTCGGATAGTGGAGAAGTGGTCGCGTTTGATGCTAAGAACCGCATGAAGGCACTACTGGAGGTCGTCGAGGAAGCGAGCCAGAAGGTAATCGTATTCGCTCCATATCGTCATGCCATTGAGATCATTGCGGAAGAACTACGTGATAACAACATTACATGCGGCATCATCAATGGTGCGGTACCCGTAACTAAACGCACGGAACTTTTTAAGCGGTTTCAAGAAGATAAGGACCCGAAGGTATTGGTGATTCAACCGCAAGCAGCCGCGCACGGCGTTACGCTACACGCGGCCAACGTAGTTGTCTGGTGGGGTCCAATAACGTCTATTGAGACTTACTTGCAAGCAAACGCACGTGTCCACCGTGCGGGACAACACCATCCATGTACCGTAGTACACTTGCAAGGCTCCCCTGTCGAGAAGCGTATCTACAAGATGCTGTCGCAGAAGTTGGATGTGCACACTAAGTTGATTGAGTTGTACAGAAATTTTATTGAGGACATCACTTGACATTGTAAAATAAGACCAATAAATTAGACGACCTACAAGGAGAATACTATGAGTGCAATGAACGCAGAGAAACTTGCGGAAGTCTACGTTAAGATCCGTGACGCCCGTAGGAAGTTAGCCGAAGAAGATAATAAGTTGAAAGAGCAGTTGAATGTGATTGCTGATCAATTGCTCACGATCTGCAAAGATCAAGGCGCGTCAACTATTCGTACTCCACACGGTACGATATCGCGTCGGATAGACAAGCATTACTGGACTAATGACTGGGACTCGTTCTTCAAGTTCCTCAAGGAGAACGAAGCCTTTGTATTGGTGCAGCGTCGGATAAACAACTCCAACATGGAGCAGTTCCTTGAAGAGAACCCAAACCTTCACCCGCCGGGGTTACAGGCAGACATGAAGCAGACTATTGTTATTACTAAACGCTAAGGAGCGCATATGAGCAACGAACTTGCTATGTTGAATACGAACCTGCCAGATTATTTGCGGACCGCGCAGATTGACGACACGACCAAAGCCCTCATGGGTAGTGGGAGTGGCGCTTCCTCCCGCCGCATCTCCATCAAGGGCGGTGTATGGCGACTCATGATTAACGGCAAAGAGGTCGCAACGAACGAAGACCGCCACATGAATGTGGTTGTTGTCGCTGCGGCACCCAAGGTGTCCCGTACGTTCTACGCTAATCAGTATCAGGAAGGTGGTGAGATTGCTGCGCCTACCTGCTGGTCATCTGACGGTGAAGTACCGGACCCGAAAGCGGCTTCCCCGCAGTCCAAGCGTTGTATCGACTGTCCTCAGAACGTACAGGGGTCTGGGCAGGGTAACAGCCGTGCTTGCCGATACAGCAAGCGTATTGCTGTCGTTCTGGCGAACGATATCGGTGGAGACGTTTTCCAGTTGACACTCCCATCTACGTCGATCTTTGGCGAAGGTGCTTCTGGTAAGTGGCCGTTGCAAGCGTATGCCAAGATGCTTGGCAGCAAGGGTATTCCGATCACTGCAGTTGTGACCGAAATGCGCTTTGATACGAACAGCGCAACGCCGAAGATTAACTTCAAGGCTGTAAGTTTCTTGGACGCTGGACAACACCAGTTGGCGATCAACCAAGGATCTACCGAAGCCGCCAAACGCGCCATCACGATGACGGTGGCCGAAGCGGATAACGTCAAAGCCAAACCCGCTATTACTGCTGATCCTGCTCCAAAAGCCGCTGCTCCGATTGAAGTTGCCGCTGAACCCGATGAAGCCGTTGCTGAACCTGTGAAGCGCGTGTCTAAGAAGAACGAGGAGACTGCTGAAAAGCCTGACATCTCCAAGATTCTTGCCGAATGGGATGACTGATGGCTACGCATGGGTATTCAACACTTACATTACAGGCGATCAATGATGCCAATCCATTCTTGCTGGGTGTAAAACTCGCCAAGATATGTGTACGGCTAAACATCCCTGTGAAAGATGTTGCTGAATATCTAAACGTCAGTCGGCCGACCGTGTATTCATGGTTTATCGGCAAAAGCGAAGTATCGAAAAAGCATCAAGAGCAGGTTCAGAAGCTAATTGAAAAATTAGCTTAGCAGTTAGATGGGCTAGGTTAGCTACCGAAGAGGGTGTGCCGTCCACCCCTGCCCATTCTATTTTGACGGTTGAGGACGGCTATGATTTCACGTACGGACTTTCTTGCCTTAGTTCTTCCACCACTGGAAGAAGGTGAGTCCTATTGTACGGTTGGCATCAAGGAAGATGGGGAGGACAAGGATGTCCGCCAACGCTTTGTACATAGTATCGATGAGATATCAGAACACGCTGACGAGTTTGTAACTAGTAAGTACAACGCGTTTTTTGCGATGGCAAAGTACGGTGCAGAAGAGCGTCGTACCACCAAGAACGCTATTGCGCTGAAGTCTTTTTATATCGACCTAGACTGCGGTCCCGGTAAGCCCTTTGCTGATCTAAACGAAGGGATGCTGGCGCTACGTGCGTTTTGCAAGATTACGGGGCTACCGCGCCCGACTATCGTGAAGTCCGGTATGGGTGCTCACCTGTACTGGGTTTGCAACGAAGCGTTGCCCCGCGATCAGTGGACGCCGTACGCCGAGCAGTTGAAGGCGCTGTGCTTACAACACAAGTTTAATGTAGACCCGGTTGTTACTGGGGAGGCTGCGCGTATTTTGCGTATCCCCGGTACGTATCACGTTAAAGATCCGACCAATCCAATTCTGGTCGAGGTTTTATATGTGGCCCCTGAGCTAACACGTGACGACATCCATAAACTACTTGAGCCAAGTTTCGAAGTCTTGGCAGCAGCCAACAAGCAGCAGTACAAACGCCAACTGGATCCCGTCACGCTTGCGCTGATGGGCAACAAGGAAGCCAAGTTCAAGGACTTGCTAGTCATGTCCTTGGAAGGCAAAGGGTGTGCACAGATCGCGCACATCTATAACGAGCAAGCCACGCTCAGTTACGACATGTGGCGCGGTGGGTTGAGTATTGCCCAGAAGTGTTCCGACCGGGACAAGGCCATCCACATACTGTCTAAAGGGCACCCCGAGTATTCTTCCGAAGCCACTGAGAAGATGGCTAACGGTACGAACGGTCCATACACCTGCGAACGGTTCCGTATCCTAAATCCTACAGGTTGCGAAGGTTGCCCCCACAAGATCGTTACCCCCATTGCGCTGGCTGAACGGGTAGTGGAAGCCTCACCGGAAGAGAGTGTAGTAACTGCGGTCGAAGAGGTAACCAAAGAGATTAAGCAGTACCACATCCCGAAATTTCCGTTTCCTTTCTTCCGTGGCAAGAACGGTGGGGTGTACTACAAGACCCTCCGCAAGAAGAAGGACGATGATGACGGTGATGAGGAGACAGAAGAACTCCTGTACCCGTACGACTTCTACGTCGTGAAGCGCATGATTGACCCTGACCTTCTCGACACCATTTTATGCCGTCTGCATACGCCGAAGGATGGAGTGCGTGACTTCATCATGCCTAACACTACGGTCGTATCGAAGGACAAGTTTATGGCTGCAATAGCCCCGCAAGGGCTGGTCATATTGGGCAAGAAGCAAGACATGATGATGCAGTATGTCAAGGCTTGGGTTGATGAACTTATGAAGGAAAAAGCAGAAAAAGCACACCGCCAGTTTGGTTGGACCGATGATGACTCCTCAGTGATCATTGGCGAACGCGAGATCAAGGCTACGGAAGTCCTGTACAGCCCCCCGTCTGCGCCGACCCTGCCAAACATCCACTACTTCCAGCCGAAGGGTGACTTCGAAATATGGAAGGACATCATCAACCACTACGGTAAACCGGGCATGGAGAACAGGGCGTTTGCCTTCTTCTTGGGGTTCGGTATCCCACTCATGCGATTTACGGCACTGGACGGGTTCCTAGTCAACCTGATGAGCCGTAATTCTGGTTCGGGAAAGACCACGGTCCTTCATGCAATCAACAGCATTTATGGGCGTCCGAAGGAACTGACGCTGGCCCCGAAGGATACTTATAACGTCCGTATGAACCGACTCGGTGTGATGCAGAACCTCGCAGTGACGATGGACGAAATCACCAACATGCCAGCCGAGGACATGTCGAACCAAGTCTACGACGTTACTTCTGGACGCGCTAAACACCGCCTGAAGCAGCACGATAACGTCGAGCGTAATAACAATACCAAGTTCCAGACTGGGGTTATTTCATCCTCCAACCGGTCTGTGATGGACGTATTGCTTTCCATCAAGGGCTTTCCAGACGGCGAGTTGAAACGTGTACTGGAGATTATCGTCGAACAGGAAGAGAACGCTGACGCTACATGGTCTCGTGAACACTTTGAACGCCTCATGGAGAACTACGGACACGCAGCGGAACCATACTTCCAAGCGGTCATTGCCCAACTTCCAGCAGTCAAGGAGTTACTGAACGCGACCCGAGACAAGGTGGACGTTGCTGCCGGTATCCGCCCGTCAGAACGCTTCTGGAGTTTGATCGTAGCCTTGTCTATCACTGGCGGACTGATTGCAAAGCGATTGAACCTCCACAACATCCCGATACAGCCAGTGTTTGACTACGGCATAAAGCTCATTAAAGAGACTCGTATAAAGAGCCGCGAGTACATGTTTGATGGTGACGAGTTCTTGGGCGTGTTCTTCCAGAGTCATTTCAACGAAGTGCTGGTCATCAATGCCAAGATGGACTCCCGTACTGGGTTGGAGCACGGACCGATCAAGGAACCACGCAACGCGATGACGATGCGGTATGAACCAGACACCAAGATGTTGTTCGTATCTGCAACGGCGTACCGGGCAGAGTGCAACAAGAGGTCGATGAACTTTTTGGAGACCCTGAAACCCTACATCAAGTGCAAGGCACTGGTGCTTCATGCGGGAGGCACTACGACGAAGCGCAAGAAAATGTTTGTGGGAACCGCCGCCGGGGCCACTACGGCTACTACCTGTCTGTGGTTCGATACGACCAAACTTGAATTCTTCAACGAAGACGCACTGATCAACGCAGTTCCAGATGAAGATCTACAACCTGCCAGTTCTGATTGAGTGGAACAAATTTAAACCGGGCAGTTCGTTCTTTATCCCGTGCATTGACCGCAGAGGCATGGAGAAACAGGTTCTAGCCGAGGCGGACCGGTTGAAGGTTGATGTGTTGTGTAAACATGTTGTCGAAAACAACATGTATGGCTTGCGGGTGTGGCGCATGGACCCTACAATGCCCCTGCACTCTAGTTCTCCTGATACGAGGAGTTGACCCCTGCTTCGGCAGGGGTCCTTTTTACGGAGTGATTCCCAACTCGTCGTAGATCTGGTTAGCCAGCTTCGGATCTACCCGTACACCGTTTACGGAGTCCAGAATCTTCTTCTGGCGACGTTCAATCGCCCCCTTGATTACCTTACCGGTAATAGGTTTAGTTGGGTTCTTTGCCGAAAACGCTTGAGCTTCTTCCAGCGCCGCAATAAACCCGTCAGCATCCCCACTCATCTGTGCCAAGGCAGCACGGGCAATGATCGCGTTACGGCGTTCGAAGATCTTGCTCTCCATACGCTTAGCAGCACCAGCCTCTTCACCAGCCTCGGCAACGTCGCTAGGACGGAATCCAAAGACCTGCATGAACGAGTTGTATGCGTTCACATCATCAACGAGCGGCATACCGTTAGCGGTGTAGGCACCTTCTGTAGCGTACCGAATACCTTTGTGGATGTTGCCAATCGATCTTGGAGTTAATTGCTCAAAGGCTCGTCCGTACTGTTCGTTAGCCATGTAGTCAAAGGCACGAGGTACGCCAACGGCGTAGGAATACGCAGGACCGAGGAACTGCTCCAAGGTATACGTGACCGGACCAACTTCAGCCATGCGCTTCGGGTCTTCCCGCCAGAACATACCAGTCCAACCAGTACGACTAGCGATATCGACACCAGTCAGGTAGTTGACGGGACCCTTGTAGTTGAAGAGGCCGATAGCCTCGCGCATAGCGAAGTCCGGGTTATACGGTTCGTCGTCATCTCCGAAGATGCCGTTCAGGACGGAGACTATGCCCATACCCGCACCGACGACCGGCATACCCTGAACGCCAGCAAACACATAGGCGGTGCCAAAGTACCCCATAAGTTCCTTACGGGCGGCGTCTCTGACTTCTTTGGATTCCCCCTTACCAGCCTCACGCACGGCGCTTACCAGAAGATTAGTACGCACGATGGCAAATCGCTTGAAGGTCAGTGCAGTACGAGCAAGCCCGTTGCCCGTGATGGGCGGCGCAGCCTTCGGGAAGGACGATCCATATACGTCGTAGACAGCGCGTTCTGCTTCTTCAAAAGCCTTCTGATCGAACGTACCGGCAGGTGACTTGTTTGCTTTCTTGGCTAGTTCGTAGGCAGCCAAGAACGTCGTTTCACGGTTGAACATATCCGACTTGGCAAACGCCCAGTTGGTCATACGCTCGACACCGGCCTTAATCCGTTCCAGTTTGGAGTCGATGTTTTTGAACTCGGCAATGTCCCGAAGTTGCTGCTCTCGCAAAGCCCCAGAAGCCAAACCGCGTTTAATGACCTCGGCAATTTCGGGGGACTTCTGTTTTTTAAAGAAGTTAGACCCTGCTTTCAGGATAGCCGCCGACGCATCAGCAAACCCATACTTACCCCCCAAACGACTAAGCGTGATAGTTGGGATATCTAGGGTGTTAACGATGGCGGTAGAAATGTTTGCGCCAAGGTACATCTGGTAACTGAAGTAGCTGAGCTTAGCTGCCCAGTTGTCCAGACTCGGGTTGGCAATAAAGTCCATCTGCCGATCAACCGTAAGGATCAGATCTTCAGCAGTCTTGGTGGGCAGTTCACCAGTATCCGTCTTGTTGGCGATATCTGAGCGAATTTCTTCCTCGACTTCACGGAACTTCGGGGCAAACTCCATGTTGGTCAAGCGGCGAGCGTAGCTACTGCCCACGTTAGCGTAGGCTTCCAGTACGTTGTTAGAAAAGCCGGTAACTCCTTCGCGCCTACGGGACATCTGCAACACCGACTTGGCGGGCATATAGTCCAGATACGTGTTTACGATTGAGCTAACGACTTCATCACTGACCTTGGCTTTCTTCAAGGTCCCAACTACTTCCCCAAAGAACCCGCTAGACGGCAAAGTGCCAGCGTCTCGGGTATTGGCTAAACTCTCTTTAATATCCGTAGCCCCAGCACGGCGGGCTTCGCTACGGGCAATATCTCTCTCACGCACGGATTCAAACTGGAGTGCAACGTAATCCCCAGTCCTGTCAGTGTATGTCAGTTTGTACTGCCCGTTACGGAACAACGGGAGGTATACCGGCAGGCGGCGCTGATTGAATTGGTTTAGCATCTTTTGCCATTCGGTAGGCGTCAGATACTGCTGCAATATCTTTTCCACACCGAGCGAGTAGTCGATGTAGGCAAGGCGCAGTTGCTTGTAGACTTCCTTAACGTCCTTCGGAAGTCGGTCAAACTCTTTGAATACTGGGCTATCTTTCTTAGCCTTCCAGTTGATGTTGCGGCTCGGGTCTACAACGTCGAGAACTTCCACTTGCTCAACAGTCGTATCCATCATTACTTTATAGAACCGCTCACGCTGGGCAGGCGGGTACTTGTCGAGAACTTTTTGCCAGTTCTGGATGTTATCTACGATCTGGTCCTGACGATTACGTAGCGTCACGCCCTCTTGGTTCAGGTACTTCCAGAGTTTGCCAAAGCCTTTGGTGACCTTGCCGTACATACGATCAAGATCGTGAGCGTTAAGCATCCCATATAGACCACGGCGAACCGCACCCGGTACGTTAGACGCAGCGTTAGCCGCAGCTTCGTAGGTGTCTTTGCCTGCTTCCGGCAGGCTGGACGGGATCTTACCGATTGAATTGATGAAGCGACGGTCACCCTCACGCTGCTCAGTGGGCGACATGGAATACCGTGCTGCTTCATCGAATGGGTTAAACATTTTCCCAGCAACAGGTACTGCGCTACGTTTTTCAGCAAGCCAAGAGTCGGCAGATCCCGGACCCATATCGTCAAGGAATTTTTTAACTGTCTTGGCCGGTACAAATCGGTTACCGGTGATTGCAGCAACAAGCTCGCGCAGTTTTTTAGCGACATCAGCAAAGAACTTTTCAACAATACCGACAGGCTTCTCGCTGGTCGTTACCCACTTGGAGGTGTTATCCGCAAACCATTCACTGAACGAACGCCAGTACGCGTCCCGGAGTTTAGTATCCGGGGTCATTTCAGAAGCCTGCGCTTCAGCGGTTTCACGGTTGCGTAGCGCACGAACGAGATCGGCACCCTGCTTACCCTTGGTATCTTTTAACCACTGATCGTACTCTGCGCGGATAGCATTTTTTGTTTCGGGAGCCGCGTTGTTGTAGGCAACACGTTCAACCAAATGCCCAAGTTCGTGGCTGATTACCTCTAGGGTACGGGTCTCCGACATTCCGGGCTTGAACGAAATATAAAAATCTTTAAGGTTTTCGCCGTACGGACGAATAGAACCTTCCTCACCGGGATCTGTGCCAGCAGACATAGCGGACGCATATCGCCCGTACATTTTGTATTTGTCTCGCTGGTTACGCACATCTTCTGGATTTAGCAAGAAAACACGCACGTTACCAAGCCCCATAGACCCCATGAGGTTGGACAAAAATTTACCGTAGTTTGGATTTACGCTATCAGACGTTACTACGTTAGACGTAGCCCCAGTAAACGGACCATCAGGGTTTTGGGCAAATAACGCAGCGTCTTCGGCAACAATTCGTTTTTTGGCTTCAACCAGCTTTTGCTTCTGCTCTGGAGAAAACAACTGCCCCGTAAAGGATTCGATATCTACGCGGGTACGGTTTCCTGTTTTACGGTCAACTGCGGCAAACACCGGCTGTCCGGTGAGCATACTGTACCCACGTACAAGAGCAGCCTCTGGGTCAGAGTAAACAATCTGCCCTACAACATCTCGTTCGTGCTGAGTCGCCCATTCAGGGTGCGGGCTTGGGGCCTGCTGGAACTTCACTTTTCGATAGTCAATTCCAACATCTTTCTCGCGCTTGGGTTTGGCAGTGCCCTCCAGCATGGAAGTGACCCGCGCAAAGTTCGGTACGGGCTTCTTCAGTTCTTCCGTAACGGCGGTGTAGGTCTTCTCGTTGATCTCGTCGGCATCGAACGCATCAATAGCCCGAGTACGCAGGGCAGTCCTACGTTGGGTGGTTTCATCAATAGCAGCACGTGCCGCACGTTGTTCAGCCGCACGACGGATCAAAGCCATCCGATCTACAGGAGGAGCAGCAGTCTCTTTTAGTGGAGGGGTGCTAGGTCCTTCTCCCGCATCAGTTGGTGGAGGAGTTGTGCTAACGCCACCCAGTCCTGATTCTCCAGTTCCAACAGTACTGGTTGTTCCGGTTCCTTCTGGTGGTACAGACACGCGAGGGCCTCTTCGACCTCTAGTAGCTGTAGCTTTTGGACCACTTCGTACATTTTGCGCTCCTTTAGGAGTAAGTTCCCATTCGTTTGCTTTCTTGTTGAAAGCGATTGCACCTTCTTTTTTGAGGTCACCAATGGTCTTTTGCAACTCCATCGGGCGCAATTGGGTCGCAAACTGCAAATTCGGGATGTTCTTCTTGTCTTCGGTAATCGCCATAGCCCGCAACACACGGTCACGGGGGGCCAAGCGTTCCATCGGGATACCGGGCAGATCAAAACCCATTTGCTCGGCAGGAACTTCCGTTTCAGGAGTTTCATACACAAACTGGTTGGGTTTGATATCTCCCTTCCTATCCAGTTTTATACCAAGTTCTCTGGCCGTTTCTTTATATGGGCGAGAACGTGGACGTATATCCGTCTCCAACCCTTCTGCCTCCTGCTTCACACGCAGGGCATCAGCCACCGCTTCATCAGCAGGTTTATACAAACTTGGAGGAGCTTCTGTAGCAGGGGCTAATAAACGGGGCGGAGCTTCACCACCTTCCAGCGGTAATCCCATTTGCTCCATCGGCAAACTACGCAAGTACCGCATGTCATCTTTGGCGGCAGCGGCAGCATCTTCGTCAAGCACAGCCTTTCTCAAAGCCGCTTCAGACCCTTCTATAAATTGCTTTTCACGCTGGTCCTGCATACGGCGAGCAAGAGCCTCTGCTTCGCCAAGACCAAGCGCACGAAATTGGGAATTTAATTTAGCCCCTTCTTCCGCCTCGGCTTCCGTCATCGGGGCTACATTGCCCTCAGAGTCAACCTTGTATCCAGCCATACGTGGGGCGGGAAGGGCAAGTGGTTCACCCGGAGGTGGTTCTTCAGCAGGTGCAGGTTCAGCAGCACCACGCAACCGGCGACCCAGAGCCAATTCCATGACGGCTCCGATAACCGCACCGGCTCCGCCACCCATAGCAGCGGCTTCGCCTACCCCGCCAAATGCAGCCTCTTCTGGGTTGTATACACCCTTCTCAATAAGGTTCTGGAGAACTTGGCTACTGGCTTCCTGAAGGGCTTCTTCACCACCAGCCGCAGCAACGCGCTTGAGAGCCGGTACCAGCCCAGCAACTTCCGAGATAGCCTCGTCACCAAAGCCAAATCGACGAAGAACACGTATAGGAGCAAGGGCTTCCAGCGCACCCGGACCAACACCAAGAGCAGTAGCCAGCCCACGTTCGCCCTCGGTAGCGCCTTCCTCTTCAGCACGGAGCCTAGCCTCACCAGCACCCGCGCCAACACCAAGCCCCACAGCCGCAGTACGGCCAGCAAGACCTAATGCACCGAGCGGGAAGAACGGTAGGGTGGAACCGATAGCCTCACCCAACTTACGTCCGGTGGCTTCTTCATACCCAGCTTCGGGGGCGAAAGTCTCCCGAATAGGCTCAACCACACGGGAAAACGCACTACGAACCGCACGCTCTTGTTCATCAGGCAGGAGTGCAGCAGCACCAGTAATAGCCGTTTCGCCAAGACCAGCAGCACCGGGAATTAATCCCTTCAGGGCTTCCTTGACCTGCCCACCTATGGTGGTTTCAGGCTCTTCTTCGGTTACCGCAGGGGCTTCTTCTCTTCCAAAGATGTCCGAGAACTGCTGGAAAGCAAAACGCTGTACATCTTCTGGGCTGGCGTTATCAGGCACCTGCAACCGGGCAATCCGACCATCCGGCAACTGAACCCGTGCAATAGCCATAGTTGACCGCCTTATTCAAATCCGAGGAATTTAAACCCGGACATCTTACCAGTATCCCCCAGCGAGCTTAACCCCAGCATCCCGAACAGTTGTTTCTGCCCATCCTCTCGGATCTTATTGCGAGCAACCAACTGCTCTTCTGGCTTCATCTTCAAGTACGTCGGGTCCATAGCCAACGCACCAATCTGATCCGCGACGTTTTCGGATACTTTAAGAGCCGTTTCAAGGTTCTGCCCCCGAAGTGTAGCCTGAGTACGTTCGGCTCCAAGACGGGATTCAAGGTTGGCAGTGTAGTAAGCAAGAGCGTTTCTGGAGGCGACTTCTTTAGCTTTAGCCGCACGTTCCTCGGCTTGGCCTTGCAACTGAATGGCACTGTTCAGGTTGCCCAACTTCATCTGCTCATCGGCACGAAGGAGGTTCATGCGCTCACGAGCCAACGTACGCTGGTAGTCCCGATCTGCCTTATCAGCAGCCACACGATTAGCAACATACGACTGCCCCGCAGCCGCAGCCGAACCAAGGAACTTAGCACCCGGACGGCCAGCGGCCTCGGCCATAGCAAAGCCAGCCTGAGCCAAAGCCATACGGCGATCTTGTGCCGCACGCTTACCAGCGTCTGCTTCTTCCTTGTCCAACAACTCTTTGTACGCTTTGGATGCTTCACCAATACCAAGGCCCTTCTGAAGGGCTTCTAGCCGCTTCAGTTGAGTAGCGTAGACATCTTCCTCTGGGGTGGCCGCTACAGCAGGTGCGGAAACAGCCGGTCGGGGCGCAGGAGGAGCAACTTTAGAGCGTTTAATATTTACATCCGGTCTGCGAGACTCTGGCCCCTTGTTAAGAACTTCCCCCATGTCCTTTTCAATCGTGGGTTCCGTAGGCTCTTCAATGTCCTGAGCCGGTTCAGCCTTGCCCAAATACGGACGGGACTTCTCCACATCCCTACGCAAAAAATCGGCTAGCCCTTTTGCACCACTAAACGCTTTGGGGGGAGCCATTGTCTCCCCGCCTGTCAACATACGACGGAGTTGCCCACGCAAAGTTGCGGCGCGGGCCATTTGCCCTTCTCTTTCGGCTTGGGAAATCATTTCCATCAACTGCTTTTGGGCAGTAGCGCGGGCCAATTCGTTAATACCCGCAGCCGGATCGACCTCCAAACCTTCGTTGCCACCTTCAGCAAAAGCGACAATCCCACCACCCGCGTAACTCGCGTTATTCATGACTCCAGTAGGCATCCCACCAAGGCCCTGCTGCATAGGGGCTGTAGCCGCAGCAAGTTTGTCACGCACGGTCGGCATGGGTTGGGCGGGAGGCTGGGCGGCGCGAAGACGCTCTTGCTGCTTCATCATCAGGAACAGTACTGACTGCGGAGCGATACCCGAGGCAGCGTTCTGTTGAATGTACGCAATCCTCTGATCCGGGGTCATACCCTCGGTAGCCTTCATTACATTCCGACCGAACTCGCTAATCGGGTCTGGAGCCATGTAGCCGTCCATTTTTACTTACCTCCAAACAAACTGCCCAGACCCAAACCCAAGCCCGTGACTTGCCCCAACACATTAGGCGGCTGTTGGTAGAGCGTCTGAGTCGAAGCAGAAGCAGGGGTACCGCGAAGGATATCCGAGAACCACGACAACTGCTGGAATGGCAAACGCTGCTGGTCGAGGAACTGCTGGTACCGATTGGTAAGATCCTGCTGAGCCAGATTCTGGATCTGCGACCCCGCCCCAAGTTGTGCCTGATTAATCCCAAGCCGCTGCTGATATCGGTTCATGCCCAAACCACCAAGAGCCTGAGCGGCAGCAAGTTGCTGAGCCAGCCCCTGCATACCAAGCCCCGCGCCAAATTGGCGAGACTGTTCGGCAAGGTTTGCCCCGGCAAGCCCGTACTGAGCCGCTAGTCCAGCGCCCTGCATACCAAGCTGATTGAGGTTCTGGAGTTGGTTAAGCTGCAACTGCTGGGTGCCCTGACGGGCCTGCTGGTTAGCCAGAGCCGCCTGAAGGCGTGAGGCTTGCTCCGTGTTGAACTGCTGCTGGCCCTGCTGGAAAGCGTTCTGTAACCCGGTTGCTTGAATCCCACCAAGTTGGTCCTGAAGACTGCGTTGCGCTTCGGCCTGAAGCAAAGCCTCACGGGTGCCCCCACGGGCCCCCGCACGAATACCAGCGGTCTGAAGCCCCGGAATCTGCCGAGAATAGTCCCGAAGTGCTTGCGATTTTTGCTGTTCAACTACGCCCTGCATATAGGGCGACATATAGTCTTTCGTAGCGCCCGGACGGGTAAACGAATCGGTACGTACTCGGTCGTAGTCCAGCCCCATCTCGCGCATCTGCGGGGCTTGGTAGTAGTTCCTAGCCTGATACGGATCGTACTGCCCCATCTGCTGAGCACGAAGCCCGGCCAGCCCCGCCAACCCAGTAGCCTGATCGATTTCGGGGGCAATCCGCATCCCCGCGATATCTAAGAACGCTTGTTCTTGAAGGGGGTTGAACTCGGAGGTAATTTGCCCGGGATACGCTTGATACCCACGACGGGAAAGTCTTTCAGACTCTCCTAATAGCCGTTCGGCGTAAGGCTTAGCCCACTCTGGGATGTTGGAGCTAATCTGGGTAGTTGAGGTAGGTTCTGCCATTTGTAACTCCTATTAAGCAGGCATGTACTTCCGGGCATTTACTTCCGGAGCCTGCCTATTGCGTCCGGTACGTGCTTTACGTATCCGGTCCATCATTGCATAAAGTTGTTTTGCCCCGGCATCGGTTGACCCGTTGCCAAGATGTGAGACCACATCCGCAGGAATTACGAACTCCCCGTCCGCAAGTCTGGCTTCCTGAGTACCATTAATGTTGGCTTTGATGTCGTCGGACATACCATCGCCAGCCCCATTTACTAGCTTACCACCAACGGCGTATTGCTGTAGGGAACCGAGACCCCCCTGAGCGTAGCCCGGAATCATGCCGCCGACAGCAAATCCTTTGTCGTAATCAGTGTTCTCTTCGATTACGTTTCCTTCTGCGTCGAAGATAGTGCCGCTATAGTCCGGGCCAAAAACATCGTCCCCCACTGCTCTTGCAAGTCCCGCACGCTCTTGGCTAAGTCCAGTGAATATAGGGAACGACCCTCCGCTACCCTTGGATGGCGTGTATGCAATATCTGCGCGCTCTTCTGGCTTTTCCTCTTTTTTCGGTTCCTCGGCTTCCCCTTCCTTGGTTTCTTCAACCGTGACGGTTGGCTTTTTACCGGACTCCTCTTTTTCTTTTTGCTTGTTGTAAGCGTCCCATAGTTCAAGCGCAGTTGCTAATCCCGGAACAGTTGCTTTAAGGGCAGCTAACCCTACGTCCTTAGCGATCTCTTTAGCCTTTTCTACCTTTGCTTCTTTCTCGGCTTTTTGATCTTCATCAAACTTTTTAAGAATATCATCGACAATAGGCTGGCTAAGGTCAGCAACATCTGGGGTACTCATTGCCGGAGCAAAACTGTCCAACGGCAAATCAAAGCCGATAGCCGGTACTGCTCCAGCACCGCCAAGATCGTTATATAACTGCTGCCTAAACTCTTGTGAGGCAGACGCTTCGTCCACAGGCGTAACGCCTACGCTGTAGATCGGTTTGTTTGACAGGCCACCAGCACCCACAGCACCTGCGCCTTGTCCTCCAGAACTAACTGG